AAAACATCATGCCTACACTTACTGGAACTGCTCACTGGGCCAAGGTTCACGAAGCCGCCAACAGCCCGAAGTACCCCGACAACTACCAGTACTCTATTGATATTGGTCCGTTGTCTGTTGACGACATTGCCGAACTGACCGCCCAAGGTCTGGCCGACAAGATTCTTCACGATCACGCCAAGAAGGAGTACACCCCGTGCATTACCTTCCGGCACCCGCCGACTGTCTGGGAGAGCAATCCCGACGATCCAGACGGAGATCGAATCGAGGTTCCCTTCGAGCCTCGTGTCGTTGACGCCGATATGAACGTCATTCCGAAGAGTACTCTCATCGGTAATGGCTCCACGGTGAACGTGGTGTACTTCGCTTCACACTCCAAGAAGTACGGTACAACCTCGGCCCGTTTCAATGCGGTTCAGGTTGTTGATCTTGTGCGTTATGCAGGGTCAACACCGGACCCGATGGCTGAACTTGCAGCAATCGGGAACGAGGCATCGTTCTCCGCCTAGTAGTCCGGGTCCGGGGGTACCCGTCATCCACCCCCACCTAATTTCAACGGAGGACAGTACAATCAAACGTATCGAAGACATTCCACAAGACCTACAGATGATGTTCGATCTCGGGATCACCAACCCTAATCCCGAGAATGTCGAGACCATGCTGTCAGATATGCGCGAAGCTGTTCTTCGGTCTATCTCTGAACCGGCATCCAAACCCAAGACGCTGCGTATGTCGAACATGGGACGACCAGACCGTCAGCTATGGTACGACATCAACAGACCGGATGTTGCATCAGACATGCCGTACAGTCTACGCATCAAGTTCCTGATGGGTCACCTGATGGAGGCCCTGATCCTGTTCCTGATCAAGGAGGCAGGACATACAGTCGAGGACGAGCAGCGTGAGATCGAGATCGGTGGCATCAAGGGGCACATGGATGCCCGGATCGACGGGGTCGTAACCGATGTGAAGACAGCGTCCCGGTACGGCATGAAGAAGTTCGACGATGCCCTGACCCTTGCCGTGGACGATCCCTTTGGGTACATCGGGCAGATCAGCGGCTACGCACAGGCGTGTGGTGATAATCGTGCTGCCTTCCTTGCCATCAACAAGGAGTCCGGTGAGATTCAAATCTGCACCGTCTCTGGCAACCACATGATCAATGCAGAGGAGCGGGTCTCCCATGTCAAAACCGTCCTGTCTTCTGATACGCCACCTGCTCGATGTCACGATCCGGTCCCAGACGGGAAGTCGGGCAATCTCGGACTGGCGAAGGGTTGCACGTTCTGCAACCACAAAGTTGAATGCTGGGCCGATGCGAACGGCGGCGCAGGGCTCCGAGGGTTCCGATACGCCAACGGAGTGAAGTACTTAACCCATGTAGCAAAGACACCAAATGTCGAAGAAGTCGTCCGGTAAAGGCCCCGCAAGGGGGCGAGGACACTGGAAGAACCCGTCACGAATACGGCTAGACCCGGATAACTCCTTCGGTTTTGTCTATGTGATTGTCAATCTTCTGACAGGCCAGAGATATATAGGTAAGAAGCAGTATCACCAGTATCGGAAGGGTGTACGGACCCGGTCATCAGACTGGCGGACATACACATCCTCTTCACGGCACGTAAATGAAGACATTAAAAAGCAGGGTAAGCGTAATTTTCACTTCGAGATACTTGTCGAGTTCAATACAAGAAGCGGACTGGTCTATGGCGAGACGCATCTTCAGCATGTCTGTAATGTCCTCACGGAAAAACTAGGAGATGACGAACGACTGTTCTACAATCGCTTCATCGACAAAATCAGGTTTATCCCCAAGGAGTTCATGACGGCCAAACAGAAAGAGAAAGTCGTGTCCCGTGTCCTCGAAGATTTCCATTGACCTCAAAGATCAGTTAGAGGTATTATCAGATGGACCCTCTGGTGATCAAAACCGACTGCTGTTTATGGCCGTAGTGTTTCAGGCTATGCTCGACGCAACAAAGCCAGAGGTAGAGAATGAGTCAGCAGAAGCAGTCCTTGAACGGAGCAGGTCGAGGGCGTGGTTCTTTGCCGAGACTGGAGTTACAGCCACGGACTTCGTTACTGTCTGCGATCTGGCCGGACTAGACTATCGACAGGTCCGGTCGTTTGCTCATCAAGTTATACATACAGATGAAGTCACCTTTATACGGAAGAAGATCAATGCCATCCTCAACCACAGTTAAATCAGACGGCTGGTCCACCAGCTACTACGAACTGCCATCCGGTGCTGTTGAACTACAGGACCTAATCGAGTATCGTGAGATGAACTTTTCTGTAGGGAACATCTTCAAGGCCTGTTATCGTCTGGGCCGAAAGGACGGGGCGACAACGCTCTACGACCTGAACAAAATTAAGTGGTACGTCGAACGTGAGATCATCAGGCTCGAACGTGAGCAACGGCAGCAGCAGGTCGAGTTTAAGGAAGAGTATCTATGAAGCAGGTCAACGGCCTCTGGCTCCCGGATTCAGACACACACTTTGCCGGTCCTGATTATGAAATCGGGACACGGCGGGTAGCCCTTGGCCTGACCAAGAACCGACGTGTTGCTCTCGATGTCGGTGCCCATGTCGGCATCTGGACACGACACCTTGCCGAGGAGTTCGACACGGTCTGGGCCATGGAGCCAAACCCTGAGAACTTTGATTGTCTTACCCGTAACACCGACGATCTCGACAACGTGGTACTCCGCAACGAGGGTGCGTCGTGGACAGACGATATGATGACACTGGTCCATAATTGTCAGGGTAACTCTGGCATGTGGTCACTGGCCGCACCGGGGCAGAAGGTTGACGGGACAGCCTACTTCGTCAGGGTCGTCACCATTGACAGCCTTGCCTTACCTGATCTAGACCTCATCAAGATTGACGCCGAGGGACATGAACCTGCCGTGCTGCGTGGGGCGACAGATACCATTGAACGATGCCGTCCTGTACTCTGCCTTGAGGTGAAGGGTAACGGCGTATCGTACGGAGCCGTGGCTGATGCTATCAACATGGCCCTGTCATCTTTTAACTTTGACTATCATCCGCACCGCATAGGTTCGGAGATCATCTACACACCGGCATAACATGGCAAAGAAAGTAGAAACACGAGTCGTCCGCACCAAGACAAAGCGTCGGACATTTCCCGCAGGACATCGCCACTCGAAAAAGATTGGCCGTCGCTCGACAATCGCTCGAAAGCGTGGTAAGTACTAACCTTCACTAACTCATCGGAAAACTATGCAAGTTACTCTCATAAACTCAATGGGCAACGATAAAACTATTGTCGATGCTGCGCGTGTGTCGTTTGCCAAGACGGCAGACAACTACACAGAAGCCCAGAACGAGAAGCTGATCCAGTATCTGGCACGGCACAATCACTGGACACCGTTCGGTCACGCACAGGCAACCTTCCACATCGAGGCACCTATCTTTGTTGCCCGACAACTTGTCAAGCATCAGGTCGGACTGGTCTGGAACGAGGTATCACGTCGATACGTGGACGACAGCCCTCGCTTCTTCAGCCCGTCCTCGTGGCGTCCACGATCTCAGGACAAGAAGCAGGGATCGAACAAGCACGACATAATTCCTGACATGCGTCAGGCGTGGAAGATATACGAGAATGCTGTCCACAACATCAGCAAGACGTACAGCATTCTGCTTGATATGGGTGTTGCCCCGGAACAGGCCCGTATGGTGTTACCACAATCCCTGATGACTGAGTGGTACTGGACCGGAAGCCTTGCGGCGTGGTCTAGGGTTTGTCGTCTACGTATCTCGGACGATGCACAGGCTGAGACAGAGCGTATTGCTCTGGACATTGGCCGTGAAATGAAACGTCTATTTCCTGTATCATGGACAGCACTGGAGAAAAATAATGGCTGAACCACAAGACTATTTGAAAAGCAAGTTGGCTAGCCAACGGCTCGTACATAATATTAAACAGTTCTATGCCGACCGGGGCAACTTCAATGTCCGCGTATGGATTGAAGAAGAAACAGTTGGCCGTCAGAAAATCTATCAAGTCAGGTCTAACCTGCGCTTCACCGTGCCGGAGATAAACTAATGTTGTCTAACCACCTACCCACCCAGTACCAGCAGTTCATTGCACTGTCCCGCTATGCCCGATGGCTTCCCAATGAGGGCCGTCGAGAGACATGGTCTGAGACGGTGGATCGTTACATGGATAATGTAGTGGCGCGGACTATTAATGATCAGACTGTCATCAATGAACTGCGTGAGGCTATCCTGTCGCTGTCTATCATGCCGTCGATGCGTATGATGATGACTGCTGGCCCTGCTCTCGACCGCGACAACACTGCCGGATACAACTGTAGCTACCTTGCAGTGGACGATATGAAGGCGTTCGATGAGGCCATGATGATCCTGTTATGCGGCACAGGCGTCGGCTTCTCCGTCGAGCGACAGCACATCGCCAAGCTGCCCGAGATTCCTGATCAGCTATTCGAATCCGACGACACCATCGTTGTTCATGACTCGAAGGAAGGCTGGGCGAAGGCGTACCGCAAGGTCATTGCCATGCTGTATGCCGGGGAGGTTCCGAAGTGGGACGTCTCGAAGGTGCGTCCGTCCGGTGCCAAGCTGCGGACATTCGGTGGTCGTGCCTCTGGCCCGGAGCCGCTGGTTGATCTCTTCCGGTTTACCATCAACGTCTTCCGTGGTGCGGTGGGTCGAAAGCTGAACAGCATCGAGTGTCACGACATCATGTGCAAAATTGGTGACATCGTTGTCGTCGGCGGTGTACGCAGGTCGGCCATGATCAGCCTGTCGAACCTGTCCGACGACCGGATGCGTCATGCCAAGTCTGGTCAGTGGTGGGAGCAGAATGCTCAGCTTGTTTTGGCAAATAATGCCCTTGTCGACACCGAGAAGCCGGATGTCGAGTCCTTCCTCCGTGAATGGACAGCACTGGTCGAGTCCAAGTCTGGTGAGCGTGGTATCTTTGCCCGGTACGCAGCAGATAAGCACGTCGAGAACCATGGTCGTCGCAAGACAGGGTATGAGTGGGGGACGAACCCATGCTCCGAGATCAT